GGGACGCAAACGACTAAAGGAACGGACTTAAAAAACCCAACTACTTTAGGAGTAACACAATGGCACAAGTCACTTACCGTGGTGTTTCATACAACACCAATGACAAGAAATCTTGTCAGAAGCAAGTCTCTGAACTAACATACAGAGGCATCAAGCACACAGAATCAAAAGTTGTGTGTGCAAGGTGATAAGTCTTACTTGGACTAATCTGAAGGGCACCTGCTTGACAGGTGCTCTTTTTTTGTCTTATAATTAGATGGAAAAGGAATCGTATGGACAAAGAAAGATTAAAACTTATTGTTAGAAACCTTAAATTATTAGTTGATTCTCTTGAATCTGAAGTGCATTCTGATGTAGATGCCTACAGATATGAAAATTATAAAGAGATGACCCCACAAATTACCGATTATGATGAGGTTTTTGATGACGATGATGGATATCCAGATTAAACGAGGATATTTTCCTGATCTTTTTACTTGGAAAGAGTTGGAATACCTTATCAATATTCGTCCGTTGATGACTACTGAAAGAGTTTTTGTTCTTAATTATGAAAGCTATGAGTGGAATGATAATGATAGTTGGACTCTTAATCCTAATTGTTATCCTCCCTCTTTACTTAAGCAGTTAATTGAAGATAATATTTGTTTGATGATTGATATGTCTAGGTGTACTGAAAAGATTAATTCTTTTGTTAAGAAGTTGGAAAAAGAATATGAGTTACCATGCGATGCTCACATTTATACGTGTCGTAATCCTAAGTTAGATCATCCCTTTGGTATTCATTTTGATACTCAACAGAATGTTATTGTTCAGTGTGAAGGGCAGACAAATTTTAAAGTGTGGGATGAAGTTGAAGATAAATCTATAAAATGTGATAGAATGGAGTTAAATGATGATCCTATATTAGATGTGGATATGAATCCTGGGGATGCCATTTGGATTCCTAAATATTATCCGCATTTAGCAACCTCAAAAACTCCTAGATTATCAGTGAGTTTTTCTCAAAAACATAAAACCGTCTTTCAAGATAGAGAATGGATAAACCTATGAAATCCGAAGTTAATTTAATTAGTTCTACTCCCGATGCTGAAAAGCATATGGCTTACGTAGCCCGTGTTAGCAACCCCAAGAATCAGGAGAATGAGAAGTTTGCTGGTCTATTAAGGTATTGTATTAAACATGGGCATTGGAGTGTCTTTGAGCAGGCATACATGACATTAGAAATCAATACTAGTCGTGGAATTGCTGCTCAGATCTTAAGGCATAGGAGTTTTACTTATCAAGAGTTCTCTCAAAGGTATGCAGATAGTACTGATCTAGGGGATATACATTTACCAGAACTTCGTAGACAGGATGAAAAGAATCGTCAGAATTCTATTGATGATTTAGATCCTGAGATAGTTGATAAACTTAATAGGCAGATGATTACTTTGTTTAGTTCTGCTACTGCATTATATAAACAAATGCTTTCTGAGGGTGTGGCAAAAGAATGTGCTCGTTTTGTATTACCGTTGGCAACTCCAACCAGAATTTATATGACTGGTTCATGTCGTTCATGGATTCATTATATTAATTTGAGATCAGGACATGGAACTCAAAAGGAACATATGGATATTGCTAACCAATGTAAGAAGATATTTACTGAACAATTCCCTACTGTTGCAGAATCCTTGGAATGGTAGGTGATAAATATTCCTACACATTATTGAGAATTATATGCCTACATATCCTGTTATTAACAAAGAAACTGGTGAACAAAAAGAAATTAAGATGAGTATTTCTGAGTGGGATCAGTGGAGACAAGATAATACTGATTGGGATCGAGATTGGTCTGACCCTACTACTATGCCAGGAGTTGGAGAAGTTGGGGAGTTTCAAGACAAGTTGAAGAAGTCCCATCCAGGATGGAATGATGTACTTCGCAAGGCATCTAAAATGCCTGGTGCTACAGTAAAACCCCTTTAATTTTCATATGCCAACTAAACAAAGATCAAAAACAAAACCTATTGGTGTAGGATTAACAGCAAAGCAGATGAAAAGAAAGAAACCAATCAACACAGAATTAATGAGGTCGATTGAGCCTCTCACCCCCAATCAACAAATACTTTTTGATTCTTATAAGAATAACCAAAATCTTGTGGCATATGGATGTGCAGGTACTGGTAAGACATTTATAACACTCTACAATGCATTAAGAGATGTCTTAGATGAGAAGACTCCTTATGAGAAGATCTATATTGTAAGGTCCCTTGTCTCTACAAGAGAGATTGGGTTCCTTCCTGGTGATCATGAAGATAAGTCTTCACTGTACCAGATACCATATAAGAATATGGTTAAGTTTATGTTTGAGATGCCCACTGAAGCAGATTTTGAGATGCTTTATGGAAATCTTAAGACTCAAGGAACTATTTCTTTCTGGAGTACTTCTTTTATTAGAGGAACTACTTTAGATAAAGCTATTGTTATCGTTGATGAATATCAGAACTTGAATTTTCATGAACTTGATAGTATAATAACAAGGGTTGGTCAAGATTCTAAGATCATGTTCTGTGGTGATGCTACTCAATCAGATCTTGTTAAGACTAATGAGAAAAATGGTGTCATTGATTTTATGAAGATTCTTCGTATCATGCCATCGGTTGATATTATTGAGTTCGGAATTGAAGATATTGTTCGTTCTGGATTTGTGAAAGAGTACCTATTAGCTAAGATGGAAACTACTTTATGATATTTGAGCATTGTAATTACTTAGGTGATCTTGAATTAAAAAATAAAGATACTCCGGGATGCAGACTCTATGAGCTGCCGGATGGTCAGTGGGTTCCATCTATTACTTCAGTAACATCGTTTTATAATCGTGAGATTTTTGCGAAGTGGAGGAAGAGAGTTGGTATCGAAGAAGCAAATCGAATTACTAAGAAGGCTACTGCAAGAGGAACTGATTTCCATGAAGCAGCACAGGCATACTTAGAAAATAAAGAACTTAATTGGGAGGATTATAAACCTCTTACTAAGTTTATGTTTCATCATGCTACACCATATCTGGATAAGATAAATAACATACACGCTATAGAGAGGACTCTGTACTCAGAATATCTTGGTCTAGCAGGTAGAGTTGACTGTATAGCAGAGTATGAGGGAGAGTTGGCTGTAATCGATTTTAAAACCTCTGAAAAAATTAAACCTGAAGAATGGTTGGAAAATTATTTCGTTCAGGAGACTTTTTATGCTGCTGCATACTATGAGTTAACCGAGATTCCCGTTAAAAAACTTATTACTATTATGGTCACACCCAGTGGGGATGTAAAAGTATTTGACAAAAGAAACAAAGGGGATTATATTAAATTATTAGTACGGTATATAAAGGAATTTGTATCTCACAATATTGGGTCAGAGAATGGAGAATGAACTCGAAAAGGTATTAGAGAGCAAATTCTTTTGCCCTTCTCGTTTTGCAGAAGCAATAGAGAATCTCGTGCTTGCTAATGCAGACATGAATTATATTGACGCTATTATTCATTTCTGTGAACAAAATAATATAGATATAGAGTCGGTTCCCAAACTTATTTCAAAACCATTAAAGGAAAAGATTAAGTACGAAGCACAGGAGCTTAACTTTCTTAAGCGTAGTTCTCGTGCTAAGTTGCCTCTCTGAGGGAAATTCGACTTTTTTTTCCAAAAAAGTCGGAAAAAAAACTCCGCAATTTTTTTGCCCTATTACTTTTTTTAAAAATGGAAGACAATCCTTTCTGGGGTGAACCAACACCCACCGATGTATGGGATGATATGCAGAAACTTGATCATTTATATGAAGAGTTAATGTGGGATCATAGAGATAAACTTGAGTTTGCCATAGAAGGCAATCATATTACAATTAGAAACAGATCTAGAGAGGGGCGTTAATGAAATTAAATGAATTAGGACAATCTGATGTGAATTATAGACAATCGATTGGACAGTGGACAGGTGAGTATCTGGATGATTTGTTGGAAATGAAGAAGTTATATCCTGGATCTTCTTGTCCGGTGATGGTAGGTAAGATTCCTCCACAGATCATGAAAGAGATTGATGGTTGGGTAAATGAAAGTAGGAAGTTTAAGAATAGTCCATTAGCCGGACTGAAAGCCCATGAGAATGTAGGGTATCTTTCTCTGGATGGTAAGGCACATAATTCATATCAGTGTTCTATTTCTTCTCATTTAATTGAGAGTTCTTTTTGGTTGGCATGGGTATTGAGATTGTCTGCAAAGTATTGGGGGTTGGGAAGAGATCATCGTATGTTTAAGGTAAGAAAGTGGGAAGGTCATTTTGATGGATATGATATCTGGACTAACTTTGCATATAAAGGAGATGATAATCCTATGCATAACCATGCAGGGCATCTTTCAGGAGTAATATATTATAAGAATCATAAGCATCCTACTCTATTCGATGAGTATAATTGTGCATATGAAGGTCAAGATGGAACGATGGTGATGTTTCCTTCTAAAGTTCTGCATCATGTAGAACCACAAACTGCTAATAAAGAAAGAATTACTCTTGCATTTAATGTATCTTTAAGAGGGGTTAAACCTGAAGATGATATTGCTTCAAAAAATAAAAAATGATGGCAGCAGATGCATATCGTTGTTATTTGGCTCTGAAGAATCACTTTACGAAAGATCATTATGACTATATTAAGTATCGTGGAAAGACCAGAGCAACTAATAAAGCCTTTTATAAGAGAAAGGATAGATTTTGGTTTGAAAAGTTTGCAAGGCAAAAGGATGATAAAGAGATAGAAGAGTTTTTTGTTTCTAATTTTGTATACTCTACTGATCCTGGAACTATGTGGATTGGTGAAATGATCAAAGAAGGGGAAAATCGATATATCGACTGGAAACGTAAAATTCAGTCACTTTCGTATATTTTCAAAGAAGAGGTAAATTTGCTTTTTGACCAAAATAAGGTAAATGAGGTATTTGACTGTTCTAACGGACATCCACCAATTTTGCGAAATTATCTAGGTGGGAAAACCTCCCTTGAAACACTTATAATTTGTGATAGGATATTTGAGTACAGAAAGGATTTTGATAAAAAACTAGACGATCCTGTGTGGGAAACCGTCAGTCGTAAAATGAAAAAATATAGTCCTTTCCTAAATATAGATGTACCTCGTTATAAAAAGATTCTCCAAGAGATGGTGTTATGAGTGAATTTTTTCAATCTGATGTTGTCCGTGCAGAAATGGCGGAAATTAGTGAACTTCAAGAAGAAGTTTATACTAATGTTTTTAAATTTCCATCTATGTCTAAGGAGGATCAGTTATATCATATTGAAGTCCTTGAAAGACTTCTTGAAAAACAGAAAGTCATGTATACTCGTTTGAGTTTATCTGATGATCCAGCAGCTAAGAAGATGAAAGATGATATTCTTGAATCTGCTTCTATGATGGGTCTCCCTTCTAATGTTGATATGAATCTTTTATTTGGTCAGATGGACCAAATGGTTGGTTTGATGAAAAGTCAGCTTGACAAAGATCAATTTCACTTGTAGAATAACAAGGTACACACAAGCCAAATCTCAAAAAATCCGAGGTAATCCGATGTCTTTTAAAGACCTTAAGAAACAGTCTTCTCTTGGTTCATTGACCCAGAAGTTAGTCAGAGAAGTAGAGAAGATGAATAATACTGGAGGTGCCGATGAGCGTCTCTGGAAACCAGAGTTAGATAAAACTGGTAACGGTTATGCTGTTATTCGTTTTCTACCTGCACCAGAAGGGGAAGAGATTCCCTGGGCAAAAATGTATTCACATGCATTTCAAGGACCTGGTGGTTGGTATATTGAAAACTCTTTAACAACAACCGGTGGTAAGGATCCTGTATCAGAGCATAACCGTGATCTATGGAATAGTGGTAATGAAGCTGATAAGGATGTTGTTCGTAAGCAGAAGCGTAAGTTATCTTATTACAGTAACATCTATGTTGTAAAAGATCCTACTAATCCTTCTAATGAGGGTAAAGTTTTCTTATTCAAGTATGGTAAGAAAATTCATGATAAGATTTTGGAAGCAATGCAGCCAGAATTTGAGGATGAAGATCCAATTAATGCATTTGACTTCTGGCAGGGTGCAAACTTCAAGTTGAAGATTGTTAAGAAGGATGGATACTGGAACTATGATAAGTCAGAGTTCGATGTAGTATCACCTCTTCTTGATGACGATGATGCCCTAGAAGCATTATGGAAGAAAGAGTATTCTCTTACTGCTATTACTGCTGCTGATCAGTTCAAGTCTTATGATGATTTGAAGAAGCGTCTTGATTATGTTTTAGGTGCTAAGCCTGTTACTCGTCGTGTAGATGAGGAATTGGAGGATGAAAGTGAAGGTCGTGGAACATTCACACCTGACTTTAAATCCAGAGCACCAGTAGCTGCTGCTCCTGTAGCATCTGAGAGTGCTGATGAAGATGATGCACTAAGTTATTTTCAGAAACTTGCTAATGAGTAGTTACTGATATAATCTAATATTTTCTGCTTTCTTAAGGTGTTCATTGATATATTCAGTGGACCCTTTTTTATATGGCATGAGATCTTCTATATCATCTATAATAACACCTATATATTCTCTTCTTAAGAGAAAGATATTTCTTTTTTTAACTTCTATATCTTCTTCATACTCATAGTTTGTAACTGGTCTTACTATGTTATTTGCTGTGGTTAGTCCACCAAGGAACCAATCATAGTAAGTCATGTTAAAGTCTTTGCTTACTCTTAATCCTTTTTGTACAATAACAATATCATTACTATCTTTTACTTCGATAGTTTCGTAATGATGAACTCCATTATGAAGATTATCATAAGTTTCATACTTGTCTAAAAGATATCTATCAAAGGCTTGTTGTGGCATAGGCCATTCTGTTTGTATATTAATAATATTATTAGCTAATAATATTACCCAATCTAAAGTAGAATCTTCATAGACTTTAAAGGCAACGTTATCAGGTCTATCATCTCCTTCAATTTGATA